TTGGATTGTCATAATTGTGGATTGTCACATTTTTTGGATTGTCATAATTGTGGATTGTCACATTTTTTAGAGGAGGGTTTCAAAGGGAACCTAAGGTTCCCTTTGTAAAATTGATCTTTCATTGTATATATTCTCTATTCAATATATCCAATGAACGCAAAACGCAATGAAGATCGAAAAATCTACGGGGTCTATGTACCTTCCGTATTGACCATGAAAACGCAGTTATCGATTGTTGAAGTCGGAAAAAACAACAAACAGAATTTAGAAAAGAAATTGGCAAAAAGCATGGAGGGAAAATGTATTGCCGCCGGATATATTCGACCCAATTCGATAAAAATTGTAACCTATTCTGGTGGAGAAGTGAACTCTGAATATGTAACATTTCAAGTTGTATTTGAGTGTATGATTTGTCGCCCGGTAGAAGGCATGTTGATCGAGTGTACGACAAAAACCATTACCAAGGCAGGAATACACGCCGAGGTCATCGACGAACAGGGAAATATTCCAGTCACTGCTTTTGTTGCAAGAGATCATCATATGAACAATAATCATTTTAATAACATACAAGAGAATACGAAAATCGTAGTGAATGTGATCGGCGTTCGGTACGAAGAAAACGACCCGTTTATTTGCGTGATTTCCAAGCTCTCTTCCGATAAAAAATTTCAGGGAGGGAGCGTAGATGGTCTCGACAATTCCGATGACGACGAGGAGTAAAAACAATATAAAACATTTGTTTGATAAACGACTATACAATGAGTTATAATTTGGACAACATTAAAAATGCGATCGAAAAACTAGGAAAGGTTCACCACATTGAAATCCTCAAAATTTTGAAGAAGACACCTTCGATCACGCTCAACGAAAACAAGAGCGGTATTTACATTAATTTGTCTTTTTTACCGAGCGAAACATTGTCTGAAATCTCCAATTATTTAGATTATGTCAACGACCAGGAAACCTCGATCATGAAGATTGAGACCCAAAAAAACGAAGTCAAGACCAACTTCTTTGTGGAAAAAGATAATAAAGATAACGATTTAATACCCTATAGAACGAGTGTTTATTAAATGTACAGATTTTTAAATCAAATTTTTTATAACCATAATAAATTTGATGAACTTTCGCCCGACCAAATCATCGAAAAATGTTGCCCATTCATGTTTACCGTGGAAAGGAAGCGAATAAGTGAAATCGACGATTTACCGAAAATTATCGTCGAGGAACAGATAACTATCCCTCAAGTGGTCGGTTCTGAATTGAACCCACCAATCGTGCGAAATACAACTACAACTACAACTTCAACTTCGTTACCGGTCAATCATCGTAAATCGTCGTTTTTTTATCCATTCAAGACCGACACCTTATTTTGGTGTATGTATATTTCCAGCCACGGACTAAATCGTTTCCAAGTCATTGGAAATAAATACGCGAATGCTGAACTCGAGGAAAAACAAAAAATAATCGAATTCCTGAAGAAATCACCCGACGCAGTGAAACGCGCTTCTTCGATGAAGGTGACAAAAGCGAAAATACAAGAGATCATGTCGGATTTGATGTTGAATAAAACGACGAACATGTGGACATTGATTGCCATGTGCGCTTATTATGAAATCGGTGTGATTTTAGTGCGTGGAAAAACATATATGAACATTGGACATGACATTCAGTCCAAGTCCATTTTGTTGTCATTCAATGATAAGAATAAGTGTGGTATTTTGTTGGAAGACGACCCTTCTCTCGAAATTTCGAAAATCAAAGATGAATGTCTGTGTATTGAAAACATAGAAAAACCGTTACGCGGAATTTCAACGTATAAGGTTCCAGATCTAGAGAAGATTGCCCAACGATTGGCCGTCGACGTTTCTGGTCTGAAGAAACCCGAAATGTATCAACGAATTTTTGAGAAAATTGAAAACGAGACAAAATAATATATGAAGATAACTATATACAAATTTATCTTCGTATTGAATGAATTCATCCATCAAAGAAAAGGCGGATGAGTTTGAAAAAATCGTAAAAATTTATTTAGCAAGTAATCCCATTTTTCGAAAAGACAGAAAGTCGAATGAGCTCGAAATACGCTTTGGAACAAATCCGAAGGTTGCGCGGCCAGTTTCGAAAATCGATTATGACAACGTCGTAAAACAGTTGTATCAATCGGGATTTACTACGGATAATCAATCGGGACTTTCAATCCTTCGAATTTACAGTGAAGAATTGGATAAAAAGACCGGCACTACTCGTGTATTCCAAAATTTGCGCGCGGAAATCTCGGGGCTCGATCTCATCCAACATTACTGTAAAACCAACAGCATCCAAAATATATTAGATTTGCCATCTACGTCCAGCGCAATCGCGGATAAAATAAAATTCACCAAGAAAACGTCGGCCATGGACGACGCCGGAAAATACATCAATCCGGTCGATTTTACGGATTTCAATTTCCGCGTGTCTTATCAGTATGAGCAAGATTTTAACGTGCGGTCCAATCTTGGCAGAGATGTCATCCAAAACTGGAACGACAAGAAAAAGACGTTTCGTTATATAAACCGCGTCCAATTTTCGCACCCCGAATTGCCGATTTTCGTAGATGTTAGTATCGTAAAGACGTCAAAAAAAACCAATGGCGTTGTGTTGCCACAATATACGATACAGGACGCTGGAGTACTTACCAATATTGAACACTATGAGATCGAGCTCGAAGTCGACAATTCGAGAGTTGGTGTGGGAACTCCTTATAACAACGAAAAAATGCTCTTGGTTGCTCTTCGCAAATGTATTCGAATTGTATTGGGCGGAATTCAGGGAACGCATTATCCGATTTCCTACAAGGAGCGCGACGATGTATTATCTGCCTATATGGATATTCTCTATCCGCCGGATAAGTCAATCAAAAAAAATACACGAGTGTTGCCCAAACACTTTATTGGTCCCGCATCGTTTACTCTACAATTGGAAAACATACAAGATGTTCCCCAGTCCAGTGTGCCAAACATTCGCGAAAAATATACTGTTACGGACAAGGCTGATGGAGACAGAAAGTTGCTATTTATTTCTTCTACTGGAAAATTGTACATGATTGACACCAATATGAACGTGGTCTACACGGGGTCGATGACAAAAAACAAAGATGTATTCAATACTATTATTGACGGAGAGCATATTAAGTATGATAAACACGGAAAGTATTACAACGTATTTGCGGCATTTGACGTGTATTATATAAACGAAAAAGACGTTCGCAGTCATCCATTTATTCGTTACGAAGACGCAGAGACGGACGACCCCAAAAAACAAGAGGAAAAGAAGAAAATCCCAAGATTGAACCTGCTTCGAAAGGCCATTGACGTAATCAAACCCGTCTCTTCTGCTCATATCAACGACGCCGAAGATGACAAGAAAAAGGCATGTGATTTCCGTGTACTATGTAAATCCTTTTATGCTTCGAGCGAAAATTTGACGATTTTCCAAGGATGTTCCGACATTCTTTCAAAAACAAAGGAAGGGTTGTTTGAATATAATACCGACGGTCTCATCTTTACACCCTCTGAATTGGGTGTGGGAAGCGAGCGCGCGGGTGTGGCCGGGCCATTATATAAAACGACCTGGGCAAGTTCGTTCAAATGGAAACCGCCGGAATTCAATACAATTGACTTCTTGGTCACTGTGAAAAAAGACAAATCGGGGAGAGATGAAATCCATACGGTTTTCCAAGAAGGCAGGAATTTGTCTGGAGCACAAGAGGTTTTACAATATAAAACGTTGGTATTGCGTTGTGGATTTGACGAGAAAAAACATGGATATATAAATCCTTCACAAGATGTCATCGACGGCAAAACTCCTTCGCCGGAAGACGTGGACAACGAGGACGGCTACCAACCCGTCCCCTTTGTTCCGACAGATCCATATGATCGAAACGCCTCATATTGTAATGTTATGTTGAACGACACCGGTAACGGAGAACTGGTGTTGTTGACCGAGGAGCGCGAGTTTTTCGAAGAGAATACGATCGTTGAGTTCAAATACGACATTGAAAAACAGGGCGCGTGGAAATGGGTTCCACTTCGCGTTCGCTACGACAAAACAACGGAATTCAAGGCTGGACTGAAAAATTATGGAAATGCGTACCATGTCGCCAATAACAATTGGCATTCGATACACAACCCGATTACCGAGGAGATGATTTCTACTGGGACTAATATTCCAGAGGTTCGCGTGAATGAGGACGTCTACTACAACCGCTCGAGCAAAGAAACGAATACACGCTCACTTCGCGATTTCCACAACTTGTATGTGAAAAACAAACTCATAGTTGGGGTTTCACAACGGAATGATATTCTTATTGATTATGCGGTGGGTAAGGGCGGCGATTTTTCGAAATGGATACAATCCAATTTGGCTTTCGTATTTGGAATTGACGTGTCCAAAGATAACATTGACAATCGTCTGGATGGCGCGTATGCGAGGTATTTGAATTTCAGGAAAAAGACGAAAGATATGCCTTCTGCGCTCTTTGTCAACGGGAATAGTGGTCTGAATATTCGAAGCGGCGAGGCATTCCCGTCCGTCAAAGACAAGGAAATCTGCCGCGCCGTCTTTGGCCAGGGCCCGAAAGATGCTGCGGTTTTGGGAAACGGGGTATACAAACAATATGGCGTGGCGCAGTCCGGATTTCAAGTGAGTTCTTGTCAATTTGCGTTTCACTATTTCTTTGAAAACAAGACGGTGTTTCATCGGTTTATGCAGAACGTGAGCGAGTGTACAAAGGTAGGTGGGTATTTTATTGGAACCTGTTATGACGGTAAAACGGTATTCAATTTGTTGAGGAACAAGAACAAGGGCGAAGGGATTACGTTTATCCGAAACGATGTCAAAATTTACGAACTTTTGAAAATGTATGACGAAACTGGATTTCCGGATGACGAACAAAGTCTTGGATATGCGATTGACGTTTACCAAGAAACCATCAATCAGATTTTCCGCGAATATTTGGTGAATTTTGAATTTGTTACCCGTATCGCTGAAGATTATGGGTTTGTATTGGCAACACCTGAAGATACAAAACGCATGGGGTTGCCGTCTGGTACGGGACTGTTTTCTGAGTTGTATCATCAAATGAATTCTGAAGTAAAGCAATTTCCGAAACGACGAGCAGACTATGGAACTGCCTTGGAAATGAATTCCGACGAAAGGCAGATATCGTTCATGAACCGATATTTTGTCTTCAAAAAGGTTCGAAGCGTGAACGCTGGAAAAATATCTACCGTATTCGAAGATGTCATTGAAAAAGAAGAAGAAAAAACAGAAGAAGAAATCGTCGAAAAAGATATGGTAAAAGTGGTAAAAAAATTGGATGTACCAAAGATAACACTTACAAAATTTGTAGTTGAAACAGGAAAGCAAGTGAAGATACGGGTCGCCAAAGTAAAGGAAACCTAAGGTTCAAGTCGCCGACTTATGAAGTGGTGTATTTGCTCAATCCACTTCATCCCACAATCGTCATCTCGATAAATCGCAGTTTGATCAGCCTCTATACGAAGGACGGGACACGCCGGGCTTGATTGGACGAGCCACGTTTGATGATATCGGTGACAATTTTTCAGATACTCCAAACTGATATTCGCCTCGCCATCGCGAGACCTTTTTTCAACGCGCCCATAGCAAACTTCGGGAGACGCATCAATATACACAATTCCGCATATCGTATAGTTTTCCGTATAGACATTACAAAATGTTTGATAAATCTTGTAATGTACGTCTTCGATCACTTGGTCGTCGAATAGCATTTTCGCAAAGATTTCTTGATCTGCCTCGAGAGACCGCTCGCACAAAATAATCTTACACTCTGGCTTACTTTTTATTAACTCTCGCAAAGCATTTACTCGCGTAGCATAAGCCATGATTTGAAACGCAAACGCATGTTTCTTTGGATTTTCGTAAAATTTCGACAACATAGTATTCCCATCTCGATCGCAAAATGTCGTCCACACATCGACCGGTTCTCTCAAAATCGCAATGCTCGGATCCGACTTGTATTTTTGTTCGAGCTGTTCCAAAATTGTCGTCTTTCCCGCGCCAATATTTCCTTCGATGGAAAATACGCGAATGCGGTTAGTCGCGTGGAAACAAATAGACATGTTTTGTTGATTGTTGGTTGTTGGTTGTTTGCCGGATTTCTTGTGTCGAAATTCGTTCAATTTTTCGGCGATCATTACATCGTTTTTGCGGGTTTGTATCGCAAAATATCAATTACTTTTTTCGATGTTGGAAATTCATCATATCCATATACGTCTTGGAGTAGAAGCCACTCAAACATTCCGCCACTATACATGAACACGTCCGAAAATCCGAGCGATGTCAATTGTTTGTATTTTGTTTCGCATCCACTATCTACGGAATTCATTCCATATACCACAATCGGTTTGTTCTTGATGTCATATCTCGAGAGCAATTCGTTGATGACCTGTTCCTCTTTTTCGGAATGAACCGTATTTTTTATGAGACAGTCCTGCATGTTTGACGGTAACGTATTGATGATTATGTATTGTGCTGAATGATGTATAGCATACTGAACATCTTCAAATCCTATTTTTTTTATTTTCGAAGAAATCATATCCAAAAGAAAGGACATGCCCTAAATGTATTTTTTGAGTTGTGGTATACAAAAAAATACATTTTATATCGTTTGTTGCGACTAAACCGTTGGAAAAAATTCCCAGTCTAAATCGTTACACACCTTTTTCCAAATCATGTCCTGTTCCAGCTGCTTTTCCCGGTCTTTCATCATCGGAATGTAAGGCAAGTATTGTGTTTGATCCAGCAATACACAAAGTTGGTACAACGTATACGTGTAATTGAAAAAATTAGTTCGGTTTGCCGGACAATGGACTGCCCAGGGCTGTTGGATTTCAATGAACAATACGCACAGGGTTTCGTGTAATTCTTCGTTCATGATTGGGGGTTTTATACCGAAGATGGAATTGATGTATTGAATGTGCTCGAAATATTTATTGAACCCGAGTTTTCGCAATATTTCGCGCATCTTGGCATAGTTGATTAATTTCATGTCCGTGATGCGTTCCTTTTTAATTCGATCCTTGATTGCCTGTATAACATAATCGGGGATCTGCGTCGTCTCTTTCGCCTGGAATTGTGACAAAATTTCCTTGAAGTGATTGAGGCGGATGTATGCTGTATAAGAAACCTCATTGGGTGGCTCTTTGTTATTCGGTTTCGAACTGTCCACAATATACACAATGAATTTCCCACACTGCATATTATTACATATTAATATTCCCTCCTCATCGTGAGGAACGAGTTCTCCTTTCCCACAACTTCTACAGACTTCCGATGGCACTACAAAATCTTGGATGTTTAGAATATCGTTTTTCACGTTTTTCCAATAATTTTGGTATGTTGTCCTGGATTGATTGTATTTTTCATTCTGTACGTCGGCTCTTTCAGGATCGGTAGATCGAATTTTGAAAAATGAATTTACGGCACTTGCGTTTTGATTTTTCGTAGATCCCGAAGAAATCTGTTTCTTGTGCTCAAAATAATTGAAGATATACTTGGAATTTTCCAAGAGATATTTCTTCTTTTCCGATTTCAGTATGCGAAGATCTTTCGTAAGTTTTTCAATCTTGTCTTTGGTTTCCATAAATTCGTCAATTTGATTTTCATTTAATATTTTCAGGCGGTTCTTTAGCAGTTCCTTCTCCTGTATCAATAACGGTATTTTTTCGGTTTCATACGTGTGAAATAAGTTTAACATTTCGGAGTGTTTTTCATCTAAAGATATTGTTTTTTTTGAATTTTGGTTATTCATCGATGTATCTTTTGTATTTGACTTTTTATGTTTGTTACTGTCGTAAAATATAGAAAAACGCGATATCGCGTATATGTATACAAAATATGTTATCGAACCAAAACCAAATTCAAATGGAAAAAAAAACACTTCAAAAAATGATATTTATACAGAATGCTTTGAACAATGGATGGTCGATCAAAAAATCTCAAGGGTCTTACATTTTTACGAAGAAACACGAAAACTTGCGCGAGATTTTCCAAGAAGACTATTTAGAAAAATTCGTGGCTTCCAATTTGACGGTTGATGTGTAACGCGCAGACAAAGTGTGCGAAATTAAATGTTCATCAGTGTATATGGCAAAAATTTGCTTTATTACATCCATTTATGGTGGATATGAATATTCATGTAAAGAATTTGTAGAACAGACTGTTCCCACCGATTTTATTTGTTTTACAGATAATCCGAATGTGATACCCAATCAATGGATAATTGATACAACTCCCTATCACGCTGTGAATAAGTGCGAATTTGACGACGATACATACGTAAACTCACTATCCAAAAATACGAACACATTCAATGTATCCAAATATTACAAACAATGTTTTCAGCGCATACCGCGATTACAAAAATATGATGTAATTGTTTGGATCGATGGTACGATTGAAATTACTTACGAAAAAACGAGCGAGTATATTTTACACCATATTTACGACCGACGAATTATTGGATGGAACCACGAGCTTCGCTATGGAATGTTGAAGGACGAAGTTATGGCCTCGGATTTTAGGAGATACACATCGACCCGTTGGAATAACCAAAGTCAACCGTATCAAGACATTTTTACACAGTACGATGACTATGTAAAAGACGGATATAATGATGCTTTTTTCAAAAATATGAACTCCCACAGTCCACATTTTGGTGTTTGGTTGACTTGTTTTTTAGCAGTTTTGAACCATGATCCAGAAATTTCAAAATTCTTGGACACGTGGTATATGCAAACCCTGAAATATACGACACAAGATCAAATTAGTTTTCCATATGTATGCCAAAAAACCAATATCATTCCATTTACTTTGCCCAATGACGAAATTTATGGAGATCGTCCGCATGTAAAAACCATGTTTTACATAAAACATGGCCATGGTGTTTGATCGGGGTCTCATTTTGCCATAGCATACACATTTAGGAAAACCAAGACGATTACACACTCAAATATATATTTTTAGGAGTATATCGATTTATTTTATACGGCTATTATGTAGGCGATTTTCGCGTTTTTCGAATTATAATTTTTGTGAATTAAATTATAATTTCCCATTTTTTTTTCTCGGGTAAGGATATAAAGCGATACAATGGCTGGCGGTCTTCTCCAATTAGTCGCATACGGTGCACAGGACATCTTCCTCACGGGTACGCCCGAGATCACTTTCTGGAAAGTTTCGTATCGTCGTCACACGAACTTTGCCATGGAAAGCATTGAACAGACATTTTCCGGTCAGGCAGATTTCGGCCGCCGCGTGACATGCACGGTCTCCCGTAACGGTGATCTTGCTTACCGCACGTACCTCCAGGTTACTCTTCCCGAGATCAACCAGTCGATGGTGCCCACCTCTGGCTCGAACAACGATGGTGTTTACGCCCGTTGGTTGGACTTCATTGGTGAGCAGCTCATCGCCCAGATTGAGGTTGAGATTGGTGGCCAGCGCATCGATCGCCAGTACGGTGATTGGATGCACATCTGGAACCAGCTCACCATGTCGACTGAGCAGCTCCGCGGCTACTTCAAGATGATCGGCAACACGACCCAGCTCACCTACATCACGGACCCCACGTTCGCCCAGGTGTCTGGCCCCTGCGCTTCCGCCTCTGGCCCTGGCCAGGTTTGCGCTCCCCGCAACGCCCTTCCCGAGACCACACTCTACATTCCCCTCCTTTTCTGGTTCTGCCGCAACCCCGGCCTTGCCCTTCCTTTGATCGCCCTCCAGTACCACGAGGTCAAGTTCAACATTGACTTCCGCCCCATTGGTGAGTGCCTCTGGGCCGTGAAATCCCTCACACCCTCATCTGGCACCATGTCAGTGACGGCTGCCTACCAGCAGTCCCTCGTTGCCGCCTCGCTCTACGTCGACTATATCTTCCTCGACACGGACGAGCGCCGCAAGATGGCTCAGAACCCCCACGAATACCTCATCGAGCAGGTTCAGTTCACGGGTGACGAGTCCGTCGGATCCTCCTCCAACAAGATCAAGCTCAACTTCAACCACCCCTGCAAGGAGCTCATCTGGGTCGTCCAGTCCGATGCCAACGTCGACTACTGCACGTCCCTCGAGGCCTCCTCGGTTCTCTTCAAGACCCTCGGTGCCCAGCCCTTCAACTACACGGACGCCATCGATGCTCTTCCCAACGCCATCCACGCCTTCGGCGGACCCCTTGAGACGGCTGGCTCCAACAACTTCATCACCTCCACGGGTCTCTTCCAGATGGCCGGCGCTTCGGATGCCGGTTCCTACGTTGGAACCACGGGTGACTGGACCAACGGCGCCAACGGCCTCGGTGGATCCATCGAGACGCCCTTCGGCCCCCAGGCCGGCAACACCTCCGGCTCCTACGTGTCGGATGCTGGCACATTCGTGCTCTCTGAGACCGCCCTCGACATGCACTGCTGGGGTGAGAACCCCGTCGTCACGGCCAAGCTCCAGCTCAACGGCCAGGACCGTTTCTCGGAGCGCGAAGGCTCGTACTTCGACGTGGTCCAGCCCTTCCAGCACCACACCCGCAACCCCGACACGGGCATCAACGTGTACTCTTTCTCATTGAGACCTGAGGAACACCAGCCATCCGGTTCATGCAACTTTTCTCGCATTGATAACGCAGTTCTCCAGCTCGTTCTTTCTTCGGGAACGGTCGCCGGCACGGCCACGGCCAAGGTCCGTGTGTACGCCGTCAACTACAACGTGCTCCGCGTGATGTCGGGCATGGCTGGTGTCGCCTATTCCAACTAAACGCACAGCATTATGCTGTTGTGTTTTATTTTTCATAAAAACATTTACACTTACACCCTTGAGTTACCGATAAATGAATTAAAACGCACCCTACGGGTGCGGATTTGTATTCTTCATCGGTGTAAAAATTAATATAACTCGCTTGTTATATTAATTCGACAGCAAATTGATTTACAAAAAAACTTAAAAACATCGGTTCACCATACATCATAAAGAAATGTCTTATAATTCATCGAGTTTACATACACAAAACGATTTACTTTTGAAAAGCTTGTTGGACTTTTATAAGTCCCCGGAAAACCTCAAGAAAATGGTCGCGATTATCAATGGCGAATCCAAAATATCGCTTCGCATCGTCGATTGGTTCGTCACCAATTATGCCAAGAAATACTACACCGTATACGAGATGGGAGGAACTGACCGGTTCAAGGTATACAATGACTATAAACTGAAATTAAAGGCTTATGCAAAACGCCGGTTCGACCCCTTTTGCCGCTGGGAAAGGATTAGCATTCCTTGTGACAACGACAATTTCATGGAAACTACGATCGGCCAATTGAATTTCTTTAAATGGGCGATCGAGAATAATATTCTTCAATACATCGAAGAAAATTATCAAACAATCGAGACCGACATGAATAGTCGTAACAGTACGTCTCGTCGAAAGCAGTCATTGGAAAATATGGAAGATACAGATAACACCAAGACACGCAAGAAGAGAGAGGAGTTGTCCATATCGGCATGTAAGTGTATCAAAAAGGAAACCGTCAAGATTGTCGTAAAGTTTACATAGACATATTGATAAATATATCACCTTAGATTATATGCGTGTAAAAAAGAATAA